GCTAGTTGATGCGCTTATGGCGCCTAGCGGATAGGCAGCTTTGCAATTCACTACCTAGCTTGAGTATCCCCTAGGGGAGACTCGTCCTTCGATGATGTCCCTGGACTCCAGGGAGCCATCGTCGATGACCCCAACTGCACCAAACTTTGGCCCAGTTAAGGTCTCGAACACCTCCTTCGACGTTCTTCGAATTCGAGGGGTTCAAGGAATTCTGGAGAGGATAGCTTGTAGCGCATCTTTCTCCTTTTGAATTCTTCTCTTGTGAGCATTTCAATAGGTTTACTCACAAGGTCGAAGATGTAGGGACTGTTCCCTTCCTTCGACGGCCGGGGTACGGGCAATGTGCCTGAGAACAACGGCCTCCCGACAAAGTATTTCGGGTCTCTCATCTGGAGACGCTTTGCGTCTTCGGTGAGCGTTGGCCTCGTGATCGGTGGTTCACGGGTCAACCGCGGTCTAGGCGGGGATTTCTTTTCCACCGGCTTATACCGTGTCGTCTCTCTCGGTTTTACACCAATGACAGACGGTTCGACAGATTGCCAGAACTCAGGATCAAGGCAGTACTGTCCAAATTCCCTACATACGATATTGAGTATGTGAAGGAATACCTTTGTCAAGGGGTCACCCATTAGGACGCCCCTTTTCAAAGTCACAAATCGGATGTTGTCTTTCCATTTGTGAGGTTCACCAATTTCCTCCATTAGGCCGAAACCAGTGAACTCGATGGTCTTCGGGCATAACGTTGCCCTTAGAACTATCTGTTGAAGAAGGTGCGGAATACCACATCTTCTCATCCATGGGATTGCGATTTCTTTCGCTACCTCATGCTGTAGGTTGTCTGTTGCTTCACTGTAATCAGTACACTCTACATATAGGTCCTGGTACTCGATTAGTTTTTCGGTCAGGTTTCCTACCTCCCTTTCATTGAGTACTTTATGTACTTTGAACGGAGATGTTCCATGTCCACTCGAATAGAGGGACTGGAAAAAGTTCCATCCATGGGCTTCTTTGCCCATTCCGGAACGCGAGCTCTCAACCTTTGTTAAAGGCCAGGAGCAGATTTTGTTCACAACGTCTAGTACGACCTTGAGAGCAAACGCGCCTTTGGTAACGGTCCTACCCTTACCTGGCTCCTTGATCATCGTGACGAATGATGTTGTTATTTCGTCAGGATCCTCTGTGAGCACATTCTCGAGACATCTCCAGAATATGTATTCACCTTCGGTCGCAGATTTATATTCGATCTCACCGATTTTCTCACCTGTTTCTAGGTCGAGAACGTTTGCTGTGACACCTTGTGTGCCATCCCAAACTAAGGAAGCTACTGCGGCTTCCGTACCGCCTTCTGCACGAGTTCTCTCGTAGCATGCGGTATTTTGTATATTCACTCGTGCCTTAGTTGATAGGCCGGTGAAATACGCATCAGGCATCGCATTTATTGCTTTTGTCACTGATGCCCGGAGCACGGCCCGCTCATGTGTGCGGAGCTTCTCCGGAGGCTTTGATACAGTTTCTAGGAACTTTTTCTCAGCCTTCATGACATCGAGCTGTGGGGGTTTCCCAGCACCTCGTGTCTGTGACAGTAGGCCGATCATCTGCGCTTGCAGCGTCGGATCGGTCACTTCTCCCACCTTGTAGAACAATTGTCCCAAGTGTCGGAGCCACGCGGGTGTTTCCTTATCGAACTGACCGCGTTTCTCAAAATATGACCACTCCTTCCGGTGTGAGTACATTTTGAAAGTCTTCCTAACCTTTTTGAGTTGGGAATACTTAGTCACGTAGTTCCAGGCCTCTGGAAGCAAGTGACCATCAAAGAAGAGGTCATCAATCAGATTAGACATCTTCTCTAGAACGAACAAGTCAAACTTGTTCCAGTTCCAGACTTCATTTGGGAAGGCTAGAAACCTACCAATGAAGGCTCCATCGATCGTTTTCAACATTTCGATGAAGTGTCCTGCTCGGGATTTCGTATTACGAACCTCGTCAGGATCGGCATACACTTTGGACAAATATTCCTTTGTCCATCGCGGATTGCCTCTGCCCTTGAGAAGCCATTTAATCTTCTTTCTTAGGCAGCGTGACCACCCCTGAATACTTTTATCTTCAGATTCGGTGATCATCTTGCTGAGCTTGTGGCCCCAAAAGGTCCGGGTCAGCAAAAAGTCGATCTTAATGTCGACGTCGGCCAGGTCAAACCATTTGAGCCTAGTCCGATCTTTCCCCGTGTAGCCCTTGAAGTGGGAGACACGGATAGCATCTGTCAGCCTGTTAACATCAGACGGATAGAAAACAAGTTCCGGCCTTTTATTAAGGTCCGCATCTTGTGCAAACGACAGGAGTGTTAAATTATAGAACACATCTGACGTGTAGGATGGTCCTAGGACACCTGGTCCGGTAACATCCTTGAGGAAGACCTTGAGGGGGTCTCTCTCATTCTGCCGAGGGTACTCAAATTCATTGAGATCGAATTCTTCAGAATCGCCATTCGGCTTGAATATGGTCCAGATAGAATCTTGACCCCTATTCTTTACGAAATCGTAAATTTCCTTTCTGGATTTTCCCGTTTCGTCTATGGAGTATGTTGTAGTCTTCATTGGGACACCCATCTCCATTAATGGTCTTGGGTTGCTCATTGCAACTCCAGAGCCCATTCCCATCAGTGCTAAGGACGTTGGCACCTCCTTAGCACAGATTGTGACCCTCTCCGTTGTCTGTGCCGACATCGTGAGGTCACTATACCCTGCACGAAGATCCATCGCTTCCAGGGTCCGGTCGTAGTTTTCCCGATATTTCAAATCGGCTCCGACCTTCCATGAGTAGTCAAGTAGTTGGTATTTCTTCTTACGTGACGCTCTC